ACCGCACACGACACGTGGAAAACTACAACACAACTGCACCGCGCAGTAGCTAAGGACATAAGAACAAAGATCGACCGTGGACACGAAAACCCACAACTGCTCGCACAATTAGTCGAAGCACACACCAACCAAACAACGGTACTCAACAAACTGTTGTACACGATCACACAAATCGAAGACAACTGGAGCAACGTATGACAATCACCTTGACCATCACTGACCGTCACGGTACATAAGGGCTGACCATTGGTCAGTCCGAAACATCTGGGCTTCTTAATACCAAGCCCTTAACGCTCGTCCAGGTTTCACACTTTCCTTGGGCGGGCGTTTTTTTATGTCAACTCTTTCGAGTCACCATAACTGTCGGGGGAGTGTTTCTTTTCCTTACCCTCGTCATCGTCAGACCGACCTGAGTACCGGCGACTTTCACCTCCAGCAAGGGCACGAAGCTGCTCCGATTGCTCCTGGTGCAAAGCCGACGCCTTCTCCAGCTTCTCTGATATGTCCATCAGTGTCTCTCTCAGATCCATATCGCCATCACCAACGGGATCCATCTTTTCGGATTCCCCGTGAATCATGCACTTGCGCGCCTCGTGGTAGCTCTTCCCAGAGAAGTCAGGCATCTCATCGCCAGCAACTTCTCTCTTAGCAATGATCATTAGTTTCGGTGCGCCATGCATAATTACCCTCCGAGGTACTTATACTAATAGTGTATCCTATTGGACCGTCTACGTCTGCGCCTTACCACCAGCAACTATCCTGGCCAGCCGCTCATCGAAGTCGACATCCACTGTAATCCCGACTGCAGCAGCACCGCCGCCGGTCTCGGGAGTAATGCCGCACCGATCAAGTATCGCCTCCGATGCCTTCACCCTGTCTTTAGGCTGAGCGCCCACATCATTCGCCACCTCAAGCAGCGCACCGAGCGCCTGCTCTGCCGCCTCCTCCAGGCCCTGGCCGAGCACAGCACGTCGCCTGTCCACGCCAGCAGCCATGGCTTCCACGATGTCTGCATCCTTCGACCATGACCAGACTGTCGACGCCCGAATGCCAAGCCGACGCGCAACAGCGCGAACTGAATGCCCGGCAGCAAGCAGTTGCCCCGCGACAGACTTCATCTCAGGCTCGTCGTTGAACCTGGCCTGCTCGGCAAGCATGGCCGCAACCTCTTGTTCTCCTGCAGGGACAACAGAAGTAGGCACTAAATGTAGTGGCTGATTAGCTGGCGCCGCTTCGGTAGTAGGTGACGGCGGAAGATCAACGGTAGATTCATCTGACATGTAGACACTCTACCTGATTCCATTGCGGTGTACCACATATACAGATTCGAGTGGCGACACACATACCACTGTGGTATCTTTAGAGAGGAGGACAAATGCACTACATCTCACGACACAACCCGAAGCCATCACCGAAACTCCAGGCTGAGTTGAATAAGTTCGCCACGTATCGTCAGTACCAGTCACAGATGGGAACAACCAACCTGGTCAAGGTAACCTGCCGCGTGTGCAACCAGGTCCAGGATCCATGCTGGCTGACTCTCAAAGCTCTCAAGTACCGTGGCCGCGATGGCCGTTGTTGGAACTGCTAAAGCGCAAAGTCTGATGCTTCCCTGTCGATGCAGTAACAACGGGTAGGCGCACCATCGATACGGACAACTCGGGTACGATGCCTGCCGCCACCCGTGTTCAACCATCCACGTGCAACCCAGCGACTGATTATCTCATCAGGGTCATGACCGATGTTACGGATGACCTCCTTGAATGTCAGTGTTGATATCGCAATGTAGTCCCAGTCTTCTCCGCTACCCCAGCTACCCGCCCAACCTGTAGACGGAGAACGAGGACGGCCTTCGAAGTCCATGTCGGCACGACCCCAGAACCTTGTCTGATGTGTAGCGCACCAGGACAGCATGTCTTGTAGTGCGGCCAACGGACGATCGGCTTCCAGTGCGGCAGCCTCTTGTGACTCAATCAGGTAAGCGAATGGGTCGACATCAGGCTGAGGTACACCAAGAAGATGTACGATAGCGGCGATCACCTCGAGCACAGCAAGGTGACCCGCGTGCCTACGAGCAACTGCTGTACGTGCGATGCCCGCGTACTTAGCTCGAGCACGGCTGAACACCTCACGGATATCGTCATGACTTTCTTTGTTCGCAACCAAGTACTGAACGATGCGTCGACCTAAGTGTCCGTAGTTAGCCGCTAAAGTAATTTGTGCTTCTTCGCTCACACGAGAACCAATAGCGACATCACTGCCCAGAGGCTTACCCTTCAAGCTGAGAACACGAGCACGAGTACCTGCGTCCTGTGAGAAGGAAGTAGCCGCACCCTCACCACTGCTAATGAGAATCGAGCGCCACGACTCAGTGTGGCGTGTACCATCTACGGCACCGCGACCACGCCCCTGCCCCTGGCAGAAGTCATAGATGACATCGCGGACAATGCGGGGATGACGAGCACGCTTAGTCTCATCGAGAATCAGTGGGAGATTCTGAAGGAACCCACTCGTGCGCTCAATCCAAACCTTAGTTGCGTCCCAAGAATACATAGCTGTCGGGTATGACTCAGCAGGTCGGCCCCAAACTGACGCCGAGAATCGCAGAGCAGTTGTCTTACCACCACTCGTCTCACCGCTGAAGTCAACAACGAAGCCAGGGATACGAAGCACAGAGAGCAGAGGAGCCGCAGCCCCAGCGTACATAGCGATGTACATATAGGGGAATGATGAGACAAGCTCCATAGCGCCGAGCCACTCCTCCCAGGTGCCAGCAGTAGTCCAGCCCGATGAGAGGGTCTCTAGACCGCTTGGCGGAGTGAGGGCGAAGTTAGAACTTGCCTCATCATTCACAGCGTAAAACACATCAGGCAACAGAAAGCCGCCGTCAGGCTGCCAGCCCATACGATTAGCTGACCGAACAACAGGGAACCTATGACTGTTCTCTGCTTCGAAGTCAGCTAAGTAAGCTACCATCTGTCCTGTAGTGTTTGAATTTATAGGTGCTTCAAGATTAGTAAGCGCAATAATCTTTGACGCGTCCAAGATAGTACGACGGTCAATGACACGAGAGCACCAGCCGCTTGGCCCACGCCAGATAACCTGACGCTTTGCTTCTCCTGTAAGTACGTCGACCGTTCTACCTGCGATGAAGATCGGAGCAGGAGCCATGCGTGTACGGTTAAGATGACCATCCATGGTAGCCGATAGACGGTACACACCTGTGGTATCTAAGTCGTACCCGCGAGGCACTCGAAGGTTCTCTAGTACCTGTATCGGAATCACCGAAGGTGGTGGCGCACCTGTAGCCAGTAACTGAGCTAAGGTCTGCGACTCACCTAACTGTTCCTCTAGTTGGTCGACCATCGCTTCCGCGTCTCGGCGGCTACGCTCTTCGGCCAACCGACGTACGGCAGACCTGAGGTTACGGGTTCGTTGAACATGACCAGGCACAGTCTCCATCGTGGAGATCGCAGCACTGATCACCGACTCGTTGTTACGCCAGCCATCGGCCAGGGTCGCCATGATATCGGGATCTTGGATCGAAGCCCAAGCTGCTCTATGGTCTTCACGTCCACCAGTCTGAAGGGAGGCCAGTAACCGAGCAAGTATTACCGTTGCTTGATCATTTGTCTCTTCGCTGGGCTCAGCATTATCTACGCTGCGAGGTTCTTCTACCGTCGCCGAGCCATCACTTTCCATTCTCACCACCTAAAAATAAAAGTCCAAAAGTTAATACGAAACATCTATACAGGAATGCACCGCCTGAGCAGGGGACTCAGACGACGCAACCCAAAGTCGGACCATTCCTGGGGGAATAAAGTACCAGACTCACCAACTCTATCGGGCTGCCCATGACCGTGTCAAACCCGAACACACTACATCCTGTTATACTTACCCCACCGTCATAAGGAGAAACCATGGCCACCACAAAGAAAACGACGAAGGCAAAGCCTGCAGCCAAGAAAAAGGCCGCACCAAAAAAAGCTTCGGCAAAGAAGGCTCCTGCCAAGAAGGCTGCACCTAAGAAGGCAGCGCCCAAGGCAGCACCTGCACCTGCACCCGCACCTGCAATGAAGCATCGCACGATGACACTCATGACGAACGCAGGACAAATGTCGATTAACTTTGTCGACGATCGTACGTTCGATGCTGCGCTAAATGTTGTCACGGGAGCCCCACGAGATGGTGGTGGAAGCCGAACACCTCCACCAGTTCTTACGATTACAGGTACCAACGGATCGTTCTCTTTCCGTACAGTAAGTAAGTGTTTGATCCACGAGCACTAAGTCTTGGGGATCCAACCGTTCTCGAGGTCGTCGAGTAGAATCTCTACGGTGACGACTACAGAACTACAATGAGAGCATTCGCGTCTCCGGCATACCCAATCACGGGTGTACCAGGAGACGCGTTCTCTTACGAGACCCTGCCCCTTAAAGGTAGCGACCGAGTCACTATGACGTGAGTCAACTACCTTGGTCTTCTTCCCACAAGACGAACACTTCATCTAAGCTTTCGGTGATGGTGGCATCGGAAGAACGTTACCGCCCTTGACCGTGTAGAAGCTGCCATCCTCCTGAACGCGTACGTTATCAGGTGAGATACTCGACTTGATAATGTGAGACACCGTGTCCCGTGACATCATCTGGATGTCGCTCTCCTCGAAGCCCATACCCTCTAAGATAACTGCAGTTCGAGTAGTCACTCGGAACCCACCGCTTGCGTGGTTAAGGCTCGTCTTACTCACCGACTCAGGCTCTACGACGACAACCTCAACGACTTCCTCTTTGGTGTCACCCGACCAGGAGCCGCTGACCTCATCCATGTCCACGATAGTCCAGCCCTTAGGTGTCTTACCCGCAGGTCGGGTAGTACTCGCCATGATGACTTGACCATCGAACGCAGAGAACCCACGCATCACAGCCGACAAAGTCTTACCATCCCAGGCACGGTCCTCAGGTATAAGCACGGCTGGTTGGTCTTGAGGTAGACCCTCGGACACAGCCATCGCGATACTGGTGACGACTGACGTCCACTCCGCACCAGACAAAGCTGCGTGCAGTTTACCGTCACGTAGGATGCCCATACGAAACACTTCCCGCTCACCGTCGAGCAGTTCAATGCTGAACTCCCAGTGATCTGGTAGGTACTTCTGAACACGCGCAGAGAAAGTCTTAGCTTGGTCGCCAAGCAACTTACCGATGGCAGCCTCACAGGACGACTTCAACTCCTTGTAGGTAGCTGCGTCACCTTGCATCGTTAGTACTTTATTACGAGCCTCAGATAGGTTGTCCCACTGCGAACAACACAAGTCCATCTTACCGAGCGCATCCATAGCAGCCTCGAGTCTCGACTGAGCATCCGATACAGGTATCGCCCGTGAGTCTACCTGGGTAAGTGACACCTTCTCCAGGCGCTCAACGTTAGCTTGAGTCTCAACTACATGCCTATCGTATGACTCAATGTCTGACTTGATGTGCTCTAAGTGTGTGATCTTCTCAGCCGACTGCTGCTCCCAGTCGCTCTGCTGCTTCCGATAAAACTCTTGGCAAGTCTTCAGGTGGCCGATGCCAACTTGACTACTACACACGGGACACGCGTCCAGGCTGTGGTCGACAGCGACGTCTACAATCTTGATTGCGTGAGCAACGTTAGCCCCAATCTTGGGTAGGGTAGCCTCAACCTTTGCGTAGGTATCTCGGGACAAGGCCGCCTGGTTAACGAAGAAACTGTGCTTCTCCTTAGCTGACTTGACTGCTGCATCACGCTCGGACAACGTCATGCCTGACCCTGCTGCACGGATAGACGCATCAAGCACGCTACGTGCTTCCGCCACAGCCATCCGCATCCGCGTCATGTCCTCTTCGTTAGGGCGCGCCTCTACTGTGTCGCCGAGGCTCTCGAGTACAATCTCTGCACCCTTGGCTTCCTTTGATGCCTCACGCTGCTTCTGAGCCGCATAAGCTGCAACATCTATGAGTGTCTCGACTGCAGACTTTCCTCGACCCTTGTGCTGTGAGATGTCTTGGTATTTGTTCTTCAGGTTCTCAGGCAAGTACGCCAGCACATCGTCGGCACCAATCTTGTTACCTGACCAGGCAAGAAACGCCTTGCGGGCTGAGGCTGGTGAGCCCGATAAAGCTGCAGCAACTGAACGATGCACGAGAGTCGCAGCGCCAGGTCCATCATGTGTCGGCCGCTTTACTCGCGTACCCTCACGCTTAGCGTGGAACGAAGCTACCTGACTATCAGACAACGTAGCGGACACACCCAACTCATTGTCAGGCGCCAAGGTAAGGAGTAAAGCTGCGTCGGACACAGCACTACGACCGAAGATATCATCGGCAGAACCAGCTAACGCTAACTCTACAGACTGAATAACCCCGCTCTTGTGGCTGGTGTTAGACCCAACAAACAGCGTGCGCTGGTCAAGATCAATGCTCCAAGCTTCCCCATCAGGTAGCGGAGATTTTAGATTACTGTAGATGTTTGTGACGTATGGTCGCATTAGTCCTCCAGGACGGTTGCTTTGGGTTGTCTGATGTTATCTAGTCCGTACCGCAGTGTCAAGACCCAAACTCTAATCGCGCCCACGATACCCAGTTATCTTCAGGTAGTTGCTCAACTAATGTGATCTGCCTGAATGACTTTGAGTCAGGGCACCAAGCAAAGACGTGCTTCGATTGATCGATGAATCCCTGTAGTATCTGAGCCGTAGCTTTACCTACTGTAGGGTTCTCATCTAACGAGTCGAGCGGAACGATGACACCATGGTATAGGGGTGCGCCCGTGTAGTCGACACCAAAGGGGATGTCTCGGCACCAAGCCTTCCACCCACCCAGCGCTGCTGACCGGTGCTCGTAGTCGGCTCTACCTGAAATGACAGTAGCGTCCCACCCATCGCCGCTCATTGCTTCAGCTAACTCCTGGCACCAGACGTCGATCTCTTCGGGGTTATCTTGTTTTGAGTGGGCCAAGAACCACTGTGACTTTGACATAGCTTCCTCTAAATATCTTTTAAGCTTCGACCGACATCGGCCTCAGCAGTCATTGAAACTTCCCATCCAGGGATATTTACGGTCATACATTCCTCAACTATCCGGCGCACAGCCTCGATCTTAGGGGGTAAAGCTTCACCTGGAATAAGTTGCCAGTCTGCGGGAAGGCCATCAGGTAGAGGCATCTCAACCCCAATCGAGTCATGACATTGATGAATCATGCCCGTACCCTTGCCAGCGAAGTCAAACGGGAACGCGTTTATTATTTCCTGCTCAGCAAGCCGCATGACCGAGGACTCTGCCGCAAGTATCGGGAAGTTAACAACCTCATTCTTTTTGCCGTCAGACAAGGGACCAGAGCGACGACCGAAGACGGGCTCGAACATGTGCCCCTGAGCCGCGTAAACCCTCAGCATCTCCTGCCAGGCAGCTTCCCACTCAGGCTCAGCCTCCAACCACTTGTTGTGAAAGTGTCGAACCTCTCGAGTCTCAAACTTCAAGTAGGGCATCCGACCGTCATCAGTCTCGGTGCTCGTGAGTACTTGCCATACAGTACTGGGATCGGCCCAGTAAATAGATGCGTACCGGAATGTCTTCATGACATCCCGCATAGCTTTAGCCTCACCACCAGTTGGCTTGCGGTTTAGGCTGAACCCATCAGGACCCCAGCCGCTTGCGTTCTTAAAGTCTTTACCGAAAACATCGTAGGCCAAGAGGTTGTGCGGATCCTTGCCGGTGTCAAAGCATTCGAGCAGTCGAGGTATCTGCCAGTAGCAAGCCGTGATTCTTAGGTGAGCCTGGTCCAAGTCAGCGCCCACAAGTATCCGACCTGGCGGAGCCGCGAAGACTTTCTTCAGCCGACCTTGGCCTTTACGGTTACCGATATTCTGTAAGTTGGGACCGCTGCTCGAAAGCCTACCAACACTGGTCACATGTGCGTTCCATGTTGAGCGTACGCGACCATCCTCATGTACTAAGCCCTTCTTGGGGTCTTGATCTCTGCGCCTAAGCGGAATCAATACCGTACCGAGAATCTTATTCTTCTCTCTCCGATACAGTCGAAGCTCCTTTACAAATGATTCTTGATTTTGGTTCAGTCTCCCCGAAGCCAGGTGCGCACGAAGAACTGCGTCCCCTGTACCTGGTGCCCCGGTCTCAGTGTAAAACTCCCGTGCGTCCATCGACGCCGGTATGCCCAGACCCCAACGTTCATACAATAGGGTTCGGATTTGATCCGCGCTACCTGGGTTCAGTTCGTTCACAGAGTCGGGGTCCAGGGCTTTAAGCCCTACATCTTGTGCTAAGTTCTGTAGGTTCTTGTACCTCTTCTTCACTGAGATGGCGTACTCGCACTCGAGATCCATACGTAGCTTCTGGTCAACCCACACACCGGACTTGTGCATCCCTACACACATCTCCTGTGTCGCGTGGTCCACTTCATTTAGATTCCAGGGTCGCTCGATCGGCCAACCTGCTGGACGCAACTCGTCTGCGATAGGCTTAAACGCACCCGCCTTCGTCGAAGCATCAATCAATGGGACAACGATACGAGCGTTTACCGTAGAGTCGATGATGTTGTATCGAAGAAGCTCCGTGTCGTCTTGGCTACCTGTGGATATCTTTGTGCCCTTCTCAGTTGTCTCCCAGCGCTCAACGTCTGTGAGAATAGATCCGATAGTCTTCAGCCCTTTCGGAAGGTCAGGAGCCCGGAACCGAGCATGGAAGAGAGTGTCGACCAACGGCGCAGGCGTAACGCCAAGCTGCGTCTCAACGACCATGCGGTCATAGTACCCGGCGTTGTGCCCGACCCATACCCGTCCGTCGGTGAAAGCCTCGCGGAGGATTTCAGCAATCTCTTGCTCTTGGTCAGGTGGGTACAGGCGTGTGTGCCCGTCAGTAGAAAGGATGCCGATGCCAACAGCGCGGGCGTTCTGCACTACAATATTACGAGAGGCCGCGCCTCTATCGTTCAAGTCAGGGATCGCAATCGCAATCGTGCGCAGCTTACACTCAAGTGGCTCGATGCCATCCGTCTCAACATCGTATGTCCAGAACGGAGCGCGCTGAGCTAACCACTCTCGAAGCTCTTGCGGTGACGGGTTGATGAGTGAGTCAGGCTGAGTCCATCGCAGCGTGCCATCAAACCAGCGGAACGCCTTAGCCAGGTCTGCGTGGAGCACGTGACGCCAGCTTGGTGATCTTAAAATAAAAGACGGGTGTAGCATCGGAAGAAGCTTCCGTGACCCGTTCGTAGGAACCCAGTCCCAGTTGTCATCAATCTGCATGGGTCCACCGCGCATAGCTTGTATGCTTGTCGATTGACCCGTCAATGCCGACGTTGCCGTCTTACCTAAGGTAATGACCTTCTGATATCGAGACACTACATCTAGTAGTCTGGGGCGGCAGCAAGTAGCTGGGTGCGGGTGAGGATCTAATCCCTGCTTCACACGCTTCTTATTCAGTCGGTCTAAAGACTTCTCCATCCTTCGCCAAGCACCGGACTCTTGTCCTGGAGGGCGGCAGGAGATCACATGGTCCAAGTCTACGTCTACTCGGCTACGGTTCGCCAGGGTGAGGGCGTTACCCCACTCGCTACCGGCACGACCCACCAGAGGTCGACCATGCTGTACCTCGTCTGATCCAGGAGCTTCTGCAATCGCAATGATAGAAGCCCCCCGATGGAACTCTCCACCGACGGGCCTCCATTCATCTTTATGCAGTGGTCCCTCTGGCCCCAGGGGGCAGATGTCGCATTGTGCTCCACAACTCTTAGGGCTGAAGGATGCCACTGTTTAGCTCACGATACCTTGTGCAGCACTCGCAGGCGGAGGCAGCGCAACACCAGCAGGAGGCACAGGCGCGCCATTAGCCGGGGTTGTTGGTGCCGCGACGGCCTGTGCAGGAGCAGCGGCAGGAGCGGCAGCAGGGGCTGGAGTAGCCTCGGCGGTATCACTGCCAACCTCCTTCATGGCCTCGTATTGCGCCTTGTTCATGAACTTCTTGATCTCATTGTATGAACCTGAGACACCCTTCTGACCGGGCACGAACTCGACGTAAGCCAAGCGACCGTTGTTCATGCTGCTCAGGAACCAAGAGTCATTGATCTCTTGTGCCGTCTCGATGTTCTCCTTGGTGTACCCAAGAGACTCGAGGACGGTGCGGAGTGCTGCCATGCGACCACGAACCTGCTTATCAGTAAGACCTGGGAGGGCGTTACCGCTGTCGTCGTAAGGTAGGCTGAGGAACGTAAACATCTTGAATCCGTTCTCGAACTGAACGTGGAAGCGTCGAGTACCGGGCTTGTCGTTAGCTCCAGTCTCAATGTTTACGATGGATACAGGGTAAAAGCCCGGCTGCGGGACTGAAGATCCCAGAGAGCTAATACCTTGAAATGCGTTGCCAGAAATTTTGATAGCCATTGTTGGCTCCGTTGTTTGGGTTGTTGGTCAGGATGACCGGGGGGTGAATGTTATTTACTTGGTGGTGGGGGTGGAAGCGTCGGTGAGTTCGCTTCCTTCTTCTCTTCTGCCGTGAAGTCAAAAAGCGAACGTTCAGCCTGCTGCAACAAAACGCCACGGGCAATGCCGTCTTGGCACGCCCAGCGTAGGTGTAGTGGGTTGTCAGTCCGACCTGACACTGCTGACTGGATAGCATCCGGTACTGCAGCACCACCCAACATATCGTCTGCCAGAGATTGAGCAACATCATCTTGCCATTCAAGCCCAGGAAGTCGACTTAATTTGTAGTTGCTCTCACTTGCGCGGAGGATCTCACGGATGTTCCCCGGCGTCTTCGTCGTGCACATACCAGTACGATCACCCGTCACCCACTCAGGGTCAGTCGGGTCGCAATAATAAATACTGGGGAACCAGGGATCAGGGTAGTTCGGGTCAACCATCGCGCGAACGTTGATGTCACACCAAGCTGGTAGCGTCTCAATTTGATTCCTCGAAGGTACATCAGGGCCGCCAGGACAGAATCTCCCTTCCGAGTTTGTGCCGGGTGTCCGCTCGTGGAAATTCATAAGTAGGTGAACTCCCAGGTACCGAGACGTGTGAGCAATTTCCAGCAAGTGCTGGTTTAGCTGCTGGTAGGGGTAGAACCTATCTTTCTTTCCGCTGCGTCCGGCTGGCCCATTCTCAGTCCACTCAAGCATTGAGCGCTGGCACAGATGACTAATGTCATCCACGACGAGTGCGTCATGCGATGCTTTGTCGCTGATCTCCGCGAAGCTCTTCAGCATACTGACGAGGTCGGTAAGATTCTTCGGTGAGTCGGGGTGTACTGACGGACTAAACCCCAACTCATTCTGAGCCACAAGGGTAATCGCCGACGGCACCCCAAGGAACAATGCCCTGGGAAACGCGGCTAAGGCGTCGCTTGTCTTCTTTTTCTTTGGCTTACCGTAAATGGTAATCATTACGTTCGGTAGCGTATCTTCGGGTGTCATTGCGTTCTCCAGCATTGGATGACTTTGGGGGTAGAAAGACTAACAGGGGTCAGAGGTTTGACCCGGTCAAATTGTGGCGGCTTCGCCGTAGAAGCACATCTTAATTGCGGGGCACGCGCCATAGCGGCCAATGCAAGATGTCTCATGCTGAACCTTAGGCCAGTCCCAGTACTCGGGTAGCTCCATGTCCAGTCGAGCTAAGCTGTGCTCCGCACGCCAGAGCATGTCAGCAAAGTGCTTGTCCCTGTGAGGCGTGGCAGGAACCATCGGTCGTGCAACCTTCCAAGGCTCTTGAGTCTGAATAAGGTTCAGTGCGACACCGCCGAAGCTCCCACCATACAACTGCTTACCCATGATGCGGAACGCGGCAAAGCCACCGTCAACTGCGTAACCATCGACACTACCATTCACGGACACACGGGCCTGGTGCTTGTGGTCCCAGATAAAAATCTTACCCGCACGATCCCTAATCACGAGATCTAAGCGACGGGTCAGAACTATTGCGGCACCACAGTCAGGGTGACCAGGGCAGTTAAGCGGTGTAGGAATAATCTTCCCACCGTCGTAAGCCTTAATGTACGCAGCCCTACGGTTGAAGTGTTGGTCCTCGGGGTGTACAACCCACAGACCCCACACGTTATCCTTTGTGCCCAGCACGGCTGTAACTGGGTACTCAACTGCAACAACGTCACCCGGACACTCGGG